TTCAAATGATCCTATTGAGCCTGAATATGAAACAAAATTTGATATTAATAATGCAATTGTTATTGGCCAAATAACTTCAGACAGTGAAAATGGTCCATATGGGAATGATTTTTACATTGTTTATGGCGGAAATATCATAAGAATGAATTCAGGAGAAGTTGAAATAACAGCTCCTAACATAAAACTTAATGGGAATACAACAATTTCAGGAAGTTTGGATGTAGGAAAAGACATAACAACAAACGCTGATTTAACAGCAAGTGGGAAATCGTTCCTTAATCATACTAACGGGGGTATTCCTATTGATTAAAAGGGGGAATAAATGGAATCTGTACAGAGCTGGCAGACAATAGAAAAAGATAGAATGATTGATGTTTCCTTAAAAAAGAATATTGATTTATCAAATCCTCTTGAAAAAATTCGTTTAAGACTAGAAAACAAACTCAGATTATTTTCTGAAGAATGGTTTTTGCATAAAAATGAAGGACTTTATTGGATAAAAAGAGCAGAAAAAGCAGGACAGATAGGGGAAATGTTACAGAAATTTAATATTGAATCTCAAATAAGAGAAACAATTTTATCTGATAAAGATGTGGATTCAATATTAAAGTTTAAAAGTAATTTTGTAAATTCAACAGGAAATTACACTTTTGAGGTTGAAATACTTCTAAAAACAGGGGAAATTTTGAATTTTTAAAAAGGGAGGGTTAATTGATGTTTGGAGTAACAGAAGAAGGCTTCAAAATAAAGGATTTTCAGAGTATATCAAATGATATTCAAGGCAGATATAGAGTCAGACTTCAAGATAATAATTATGTGTTAGATTTTAATACTCCTGAAGGGATCCATTCTGAAGCAATAGCATATGAGTTAAAAGAAGTTTGGGAAAACTTATTGGGATTAAATAATCAAATGAATATAGATACTGCAACTGGAGTATATCTGGATTATTTTGGAACTTTATTAAGAACTCCAAGAAGAACAGGAAGTTATGCAACAGGACAAGTAAAGATAATAGGAAATCAGAATTTAGCCATACCTTCACAGACAGTAATAAAATATGCAGAAAAAGAGTATGTCATTTTAAATAATGTTGTCCTTGATATTCCAGAAATAACAGGAGAATATTCAAAAACGGCATTTATACAGGCAATAAATCTTGGAAGTGAATATAATATTTTAACAGATGTTGAATTTGAATTTGATTATCAGGGAATAAAAAAGATAACAAATGATACAGATATAACAGGTGGAGAAAACAGTGAACCTGACAGTATATATAGACCAAGATTGAAAAAACAGCAGATAACGAAGAAAACAGCTATACATGAAGCTCTGTATAATGGACTTATGGCATTGGAAAATGTTAAGGATTGTATAATCTTAGATCCTGAGACAAATCCATCAACTGATCCTGGGACAATAAAAATATTTATTGATGGAACACCTAACGAAAATATTTTCAATACAATATTGGATTTGAAAGCTGATGGAATTCTAACTTTAAAAGACAGTAATGCTCAATCAATGGAAAAGGAAATGAAAAGAGATTCCTTTAAAAGAAAAATAATTTATAACTTGATTAAATACAATGGATTCAGAATAAAAGTTGAAGTGAAAAAGGTAAAGAATGAGGATGAAAAAGATAATCGTTGGACACCACTGATAAAACAGGAAATCTTAAAGTATATAAATAATTTAAAAAGTGGAGAAGGTATATCTTATGTTAAAGTTTATTCTGAAGTTTTGGGCATTGATGATTTAAGGGAAATAAGTCTAAAAATGGGTACGGAAAATTCAAATGTTGCAGAATATAATTTTGATAAAGTATTTCCTATACCAATTGGGCAAAAATTCCAAATAAACGAAGATAATATAGAGGTGCTTTATGTATAAGGATAGTAAAGAATATACAGATAAAGTTATAAGCAGATTTCCACATATGTACAGAAGAGATAATGAAAGCAACAATTATTTTCTGCTTGAAATATATCTGGAAGAAATCAGGCAGGCAAGTCAAAGCTTATATGAGCTGCTTGAAAGCTTGGATATTTTAAAGGCGAAAGGATATGTTTTAGATAAATTCGGAAATACTTTTAATTTAAAAAGAAAAGCAAATGAAAACGATAATATCTACAGGCAAAGAATATTAGCTGAACTTGCTTCACAGACTAAAAATGCTACTTTTGAAACTTTACTGAATGTATTGAAAATCATAGTAGAAGACATAGAACAGAATATATTTATATTTGAAGAAGGAGTAAGAAAAACTACTGGAAGTCATAATATAAATGGTTTAAATGTTTTTAAAGGAAGTTTTGGGAGCAATAATTTAATCAAAGAAAATTTTGAAACCAAAGGTGGGACTTTATATTTAATCCTGAATAAAAGACTTCCGAGTTATCTAAGAAACAGTATAAAAAACACTTTGCTTGATATAAGGGCGAAGGGGATTGAATTAACAATAGATTTTAAATATAAAGTACAGACTGCAAATTATATAAGCGGTGGTGCTTTTGTTGGAACAAAAAGGATATTACATATAACTGATAGTTTTTATGATGAAATATCTCAGATAAAAAATTATGAAACAAATCTAGCAAGAATAAACTTAATAACACAGGAGGGGGTAAGATAATGTTTAAAAAGATAAAAGATTGGCTCGGAGCTAACTTGGATGTGTACAAAGTAGAAAAAGCCGATGATGTAGGTGCTGGACTTGTAAGACATAAATGGCAAGGGGAACAAACTGCAACACAAATTGGAACAACTCTTACATCTGATATTCTGAATAACTTCCAAAAGGGATTAATTCCTTTTGTAGAAACAGTCAGAACAACTGGGACAGATAAAGACATATATACAGTGTCTGTAAATGGATTAAAGGAGTTTGGACTGTTTGATGGATTGAAATTGTTATTGCAAATTGATAATGAGAATCAGTACAACAATTCAGTAATAAATATTAATGATTCAGAATATCCATTATATTCAGTGAAAAATGGGGCTAATGAAACAGTAAAAAAAGGAAGTTTAAGAACGAAAGGATATTACTTTATTACTTATAATCAAAATGCTTTTTATTTGAATGCTGGAAATGTATTAGGAACGGAATCAGATACAGTCTTAGAGGGAAAAAGACTTGCAGAAATAATAGGTCTTGAATTTGGAGGAAATATTCAGGACGCAGGAGCAAAAGTTACTGGGAAGTTTTACTATGATAAAGCTTTAAAGTACTACTACGAGTGTATTGCGAATAACAGCTTGACGTACAATGATGGCTCAAAATTCAGGGCTATCAGCAACAAACCAATTTTGGATAAATTGGAAAATTTATACGAAGTTGAAAGTCAGAGAATTCAGGTTACAAATGGTGATGTAATTTTCACTCGAAAAGGTAAGACTGTAACAGTTATGGTCAGATTACAGAATGACGGAAACAATATCACCTTTCATGAAAATCAACAGTTGCTAGAAATACCCGCAAAGTTCCGTCCGACTTCTCAAAGTTACGGATTTGAAGCTGCACTTGCTTCTTCTTCACTCACTCCAGGATTTAATGGGGCAACTAGAATGCAGATAAATCCGACTAACATCACAATATGGGGAGCTCACTTAGGACGATTTAATGTTCTTAAAGGCTCTGCAACATATTTTATAGATTAGGAGGTAAAAAATGATAGTAAATATTTATAGTAAAGATACTCTTGAAATAATTGGAAGACCTGTTATTTCAAGTTTAGAAAATTTTGGAAAAGATCCAAATTTATTTTTCCCAGATTTTAATAAAGAAAATCATATTATTTCAGAAATTGAATATCAGAATCCTATCTTGGAAAGAGGGAAATTGCGTGAAATGACAAAAGAGGAATTATACGCAGTAGGGAGATATACCCTCGCTGATAACGAAATGATAGAAAATGACAAAATAATAACTATTAATTTATCTGAATTTGAGTACATAGAAGATAATCAGATAAAGTACAGAAAAGAAGAAAAAATTGAAAAACTGAAAGAGGAACTGTACCAATTAAGACTTGAAAGGGAGAAAAAGCCTTTTGA